GCGATCACGATGGCGGCGGCGGCGGCGGAGCAGGCGGTGCCGGAACACCCGCAAGTCCTGCACCAAAAGGTGCCGCAGGATCAGCGGTTCCAGGCGGCCAAGGAAATCCCGGCGGCACAGGAGGAGCACCTCCATCAGAAGGAACAGGCGGCCCAGGCGGAGCTGGTATCTCGAGTAATATATCTGGTTCTGCTGTAACAAGAGGCGGCGGCGGTGGAGGCTGTGGAGGATACACCGGCCCGCAAGGAAACAACGACGGCGGCTCTGGTGGCCCAGGCGGCGGCGGAGGAGGAACAAACGGCACTCCGAACGGAGCACCCAGACAAGGTAGTGTAGCCCAACCAGGTCAGCCAAACACCGGCGGCGGCGGCGGCTCCGACGGGTGGCAAAATGGCCCGCAAGGAGCAGGTCAAAACGGCACCGGAGGTCCTGGTGTTGTTATTGTTAGATATACAGCTTAGGATAATTTATGCCATATGTTAAAAGTTTAAGAAAAAACTACGATATTCCAACTAACACATCTATCGGTGATTTAGAAATCACCGGCGGTGATGAAATCTACATGGCAGGCGGCTATGTAATACACATGTTTACCACTGAAGGTGATCACGACTTCACAATAAAACACAAAGGCGGAAATGAATTTTCCAATCTTATTACTTCAACTTTGGATGTGGAGCATCTGGTTGTTGCCGGCGGCGGAGCCGGATCTTTTATCGGAGGAGCAGGCGGTGCCGGCGGCTATTTAACAGGATCACAAACCAAAACACTAGGATCAACCCCGATAACGGTTGGTGGTGGTGGTGCTTCAACCGGGCCTTATGGTCCGCAAGCAAATGACGGCCAACCATCAGCATTTGGTTCTATAACCACAACCGGAGGTGGTGGTGGTGGAGGCTACCAAGGAGGACCCGGCAGATCAGGCGGATCCGGCGGTGGCGGCGGCGGCAATCACCAAGGCGCAGGCGGAGGAGGAGCAGGCGGAGCAGGTAGCCCCGCTGGTGACGGAGGTAGTGGTTCACTAGGATCAGCGGTTCCGGGCGGGCAAGGCAATCCAGGAGGTGCAGCCGGGACAAATGCAACGGTTGGAGGTCCAGGCGGAGCTGGCTTAGATAGTTCAATTAGCGGATCTCCTGTTCAGCGCGGAGGCGGCGGAGGCGGTTGCGGTTATCACAGTCCTGGATCAAATGCCGGATCTGGTGGCCCAGGCGGTGGCGGCACAGGAACAAACGGGGGATCAACTGGTCCTCAAGGTAGTGCAGCTCAACCAGGTCAGCCAAACACTGGCGGCGGCGGAGGCTCTGACGGGTGGCAAGGTGGCCCGCAAGGAGCAGGTCAAAACGGCAATGGTGGTTCTGGTGTTGTTATTGTAAGATACATTGCATAAGGTTAATAATGCCCCAATTCAAAACTACATATAATATACTTAAAAAACCAGACGAAGACGAAGCATTTGAAAAAAAATGGTTCGAGACCAGCGAATTACTGCTGCCCCCAAGCAAACCGTGGGACTACAAAAGAAAACTAAAAGTAGAAGACGTTGATTATTGGGAAGTTTTACATGAAGGTTCTGCAGGAATAGGAGTATATGCTTCTTGGCAACCTTATGCTGAATTTTATATGATTACTACTGGATTAGATTTTAAAAACGATGCAAGAGTTATTGACAAGTTTTTATATCACGATAGAATATATGAAACATTCTACGGGCCCGGTGCTCAGCATGCGGTCAAAAAACGTGCTTTAGATTTCGGTATCAATTTAAAAGAATCGTTTGAATGGGTAGAAAATGATAAACTTTGGTTGTATGAAACCAATAATACAACCAAAAAGATTTATTTATGAATTTCTTGTTTCAAATAATCATATAAACTTAGTGATTCGGCAGATATTTTTTGCCAATTATTTTTCAGTTGTTCCCATTGTTCTACTATTGAATTTATTTCGATTTCGAAATTACGTCCTGTCCTATATTCTAAATCATCTACCCTATACTTATTCATCATAAAAACATGCATTCCAGTTGAAATATATGTAATTCCATTCATTACACTGTCTTTAGGATGTCCCCATTCTGTCATATATCTCCATGACATATTGTAATAGGCGTCGGTTCTCCCAATATAAGGAAAATACGGATCTCCATGTTTGTCACAAAACTGTCTTGTCTGTATGTCTCTCCAATATTCGGTATCGTCTCTGTGCGATAATGCATAATGCAATGATACAAATTTTGCAAAGTCATCAAACATGTCTCTTATGCTAATATTATACATGTCTCTATCGAACTGATTTATTTCCTGTCTTTGCAGTATATCAGTAAGTTTAAAAAGAAACTCGTGGACAGAAAACAATCCATTACTTTCTAAAGGTTCAATAAATCCAGCAGAAAGACCTATTGCTACTACATTTTTGACAAATGTTCTTGTGTGTATGCCCGATTTTATTGATATATTTTTAAATTCTAGTTGATCAACTTCTTCGGGCGTCCTAGTAACCTGCATTTTTTCAGAAGTTAAATAATTTTTGAATTCCTCAAGCGCCTGTTTATCAGACACATATCTATCAGAATATACATAACCTGCTCCTAATCTAGACCAAAGAGGTATATTCCAACACCATCCGTTTTGTATTGCTGTGCAGTTTGTAAATCCTTCTAGTTCTTGTTTTTTGTCTTTATAATCTATCTTTGTTGCCCATGCTTTATTATTAGGTAAAATTTTGTCGTATGACTCAAATGGTTCCTGTAGGGATTGTTCTAAGAGTAAACTTTTAAAACCAGTGCAATCCACAAATAAATCAGCAAAAATTTTATTATTGTCACAAACAATAAAATCAATTCCTTGATTACTTGTTTCGACGTGATTTACTGTGTTCTTTACGTGCTTTACTCCGTTAGGAATACAGATGTTGTCTCTCAAATAAATGCCAAATTTAGTTGCGTCAAAATGATATGCGACTACATCATCTGCATCAAAAATATCGGGGTAGTCTTTTGTAAATTTATTATTTTCAAATAACGCCGCAGACGGAAACAAACACCTAACAAAATCCTCGACATCTGTTTCTGGGTGAAAAAATTTTTTAAAATGCCAATCCGATACAGGATTTCTATCACTCATTGTAATTGGGCTACCAAAAGGATAATGAAATCCGCCACTATCTTTTTTATAGAAATTTGTAAATTTAATGCTAAGTTTATAGGATCCGTCAGTATGTTTTAAAAAATCTTTTTCATCTAATCCGATGTATCTTGCCCATTTTCGTATTCCTAAAATTGTAGATTCACCTACGCCTACTGTAGGGACATCCGGCGACTCTACAACAGTAATACATTTTTTAGGAAAGGCTGTTATCAATGTTGCAGCAGTCATCCATCCGGCGGATCCGCCTCCAACAATTACTATATTTTCAGTTTTCATATAATATCCATTTTTAAATTAAAAGAGACAGCAATTTTTTCGCCTTCATCTTGGAATTCGTTACCGTGTAAAAAATTACTTTGAAAAACCAAAATCGAATTTTTTACACATTTATATCTTACGTAGTTAAAACTTAATTCATTATAATTTTCTGGCTCGATCAGTGTTCTTGTCATATCGTTATAGAATGTAATTGTTGAATTATTTGGAACACAAACGTAAAATACTCCAGAGAATTGGCTTCCAGAATGCACATGTGGGAAATTAAAATCTCCTTGATATGACCTATTAGCCCATATATTTATGAATGACAAAGTAGAAATTTGTTTTTCAGAATATCCCATGGCTAATGCAAAATTAGATACAGCAAACAATATTTCTTTCTTTAATTCTTGTATTTCGGCATAATTATTTAGATTACACATACTATGTGTCGAATCTACATTTAACATGCCAGTTCGTAACGATTGTTTTTCAAAAAACGGAGTTAAAAAATTATACAAATTTTTTAATTGGTTATTTGTTAATACGTTTTCGGCTTGAAAAACACTTTTAGGAAACCATGTTTGTATTTCTGTGTTGATCATAATATTTTTATGTAGTCAGGATATTGATTTTTATATTCTTGTTTTGTTTTCAGTTCTCCTACTGTGGAGCGTCCGTCATACATGTAATTTTCGTAAGGACCATTCACATCTACATAATGGAAAAAACCTTGAATATGCCAATCGTCTTCTTCTCCTATAAATTTATCTCGCCAATGCGGAACTTCGCATCCTCTGTATACCGCGATATCTCCAGGCTCTAATATTAAAGCCGTTCCGTTCATATATATAGGCCATTGAAAATCTTTATTTGAGTATTCATAATCAAAACATACTGTTGCAGAAATTTCACAGGATGGTCTATCTGTGTGATTAACAAGTTCATCACCACTTCTGTAGATACGATAATAAGAATAAGTCGGGTGCAACGATAAATCAGTAATAGACTCTATAGTTTTCTGTATTTTCAGTAATACAGCTTCCATTAAAGGGTCAGCATATCTGCTATGTGCATTTTTAATTTGTTCATCACCGATACTAGGATTCTGCATTTCGTCAAACAGCGCATATTGTGTTATTAATTCGACAATTTCTTTAGATAAAACCTGTTTCTGTATAAAATATCCATTATTTGCAAAATTCATTTATTATTCTCCATCGAATAACACAGTATTAACCGTGGTATCCATTTCGTCAACTATAAGATCAAATGCTATCGTTATTCTTGGTTCGTTACTAGTATGTATATCGGTAAAATGCGGTATATTTGATTGAAAGATAACTAGATTTCCAGGAGTATTTACAACTTCATAAGTTGCAGGCTCGTTAATTTGATTTATAGGATTTAAATAAAATGTTTTTGTAGTTTCTGCTTGAACCACATAATTTCCGCTCAAATATGTATATTCGTCAACACAATGGATATGAGGTTGTATACTTTCTCCTGAACGCAGAACATTGGCCCAACAACTTATCCAAACTTTTCTACGTTTGACTTGATGATATTCTAAAAACTTTAAATATGATTCATAAATTGCATTTTTTAAATCAACGACACAAGGATTGCGCCACTTCATAACATTGAATCTTGTGTATCTTGATGTTAAACTGTTTATTCCTAACCCGGTATATCCATCCGGACTTGAACTATCAACAGGTAAAGTTTGTTCAATTATTTCTTTTTCTTTGGTCATGATCAAATCAGACAATGCATTATTATCAATATTATCCAGAAAAACTTCACACATAGAGTAATCATACACAGGTGCAAAATCGGTAACAGGCTCTTGATTTTTAAAAGTGATAATTTTCATATTAAAAATAATTAAAATTAATGTTTACTCTACATTTGTTATCTGTGCATCCTACACTTCTGTGTGGAACATGAGGTTCGAAAAGTAATAATCTATTTTTTATAGAATCGATCTTGATTTCATCATCTAAAAGAGTATAACCATTATTGGTATTCACAAAATAGATCGCACCATGATGATTAAAATCATAATCACTATGTAGCTCGCCTTTAATTGGTTCGTTGAGGTTAGGGTAAAGATTTCCTTTTATTCTTATCAAAGCTCTAGGATTGATTTTGTCGACAATCGGTTCTACTAATTCTTTATAAAATTGACTAGAAATATTGAATTGACGATAAAACATGTGTATAAAATAAAAGTAATTTTCGTTTTCATTATCTGCAAAAGTTATTTCTTTGTTAAAAAACCACGGAAAATCATTCCACACGCACATATACTGCTCTATTTTATCAGACTGCTCTGCATCTAAAAAATTATCAATAACTTTATATTTAATTCTCTCTTTCACTACTGCGCTCCATGAAGATAAACTGGGTCATTGTAAATCTGCCGTTGTTGTTGTTTAAAAATTCAGGGTCCATGTTTACATCTGTTACTTTGTGTTCGATAATCGACGGAAATAAAATTAATCTGTTACAAATACTTTCAATAAAAACGTTTTGCTCAAGTTCAAGATCTCCGCCAAAATATTTTTTTGGTATTTTATAAAACCAACATAATGCAGTTAAAACAGCATCGTCTCTATGAAATTTATAATAGTCATTATTTTCATAATAACTAATCATGGTTGTATCTCTGTTAGATATTTTTAGATATCTAAAAAACAAATCTATTTCTTCTAATTTTTCAATAATGTTAGGATTGAATAATTTACGATTTATGTTTAAAATATCCGAATATCTTCTATCATGATAGACATCTTCTAAAAATGTAGCTTTATTTTTTTTGCGATAAATCTTGTTGTTGTTATCATCCAAATCGTAAGCAGATCCGGAAAATTCCGGATCTAACAATTTTTCAGGCCCGTTTAAAAACAGTAATTCATTAAAAATTCTTTGATATTCTTCTTCATTATAAAAGTTATCGAAGATAGCTACAGGTAGATTGTTGACATATTTAACATTCAGATCTATTATCAAAACTCTCTATCCCGTATCCAGGTCACCATAGCGTATTTTGTTCCGTGAGTAACTGGCATTGATCTATGGGAAAACGTAAAATTAGAGGGGAATAATATTAACATTCCTGCTTTCGGTTTAATTTGTATTTTTTGGTTTACAAATTCTAATTCTCCGCCTTTATAATCATCATTGAGATAACATAATGCAGAAATAGCTCTTCCCATGCCGGTGTTACTATCATAATGAGCTTTATATTCCTGATTTTGTCTATAACGTAACATTGAATATTGTTCATGAAATAGACCTTCCTCCATTCCGTATCTTTTTGCATACGGAATTGACGCAGCTAATAGTAAAACGTAGAACTGATTATGTATATTTTGCATTACACCGTTGCCGGTAACATCTGCTTGATAGGTAATATGGCATATCTGATTTGTTCGCATGTCCTGTATAGGCCCATGACCTACTGTTTCTGCTTGTTGCCAATATACGCCTTTTTCGGGATCGCTGCAAACAGATTCTACCTGATCTATAGCATATTTTGGATTTTTCCACGCATTTTCAAAAATATCGATCCCCCCAGCTAAACTTTGATCTGGTTGTAATTCTCCAGGAAACAGTCCGTTAACTCTAGTGCTCATTATTCGATATCCTTAAAGAAAATTATTTATTTGTTGGAAAAATGATCTAAATACATTATGGCTATTTTGAAAACTACTAAACACATTCTTCAAAATCCGTGGGAATCGAATCCATTAAATACAGGGACATTACCCGCAAACGTATCTGCAACTATGAAACCGATTCATAGAAATTTTACGATTGAAGAAATTGAATTATGGGAACAGCTTTACTATAGTCCAGGATTCATAGGATTATACGTAGCACACAAGCCTTTAGTAGAATATTACTTGGTAACCTATAATCTGTTTTTAAGTGATACCGAAGGCTACGAAACATTTTCAGGTGAACACGGTGTATATAAAATTAAAGAAAAATTTAGAAATTTAGGAATTTCGTTACAAATTTCTAATATAAACTATTGAACTTTAATAAAAAATGTGTCTTGTCTATGCGTTTATTAAAACGCAATATTACCTTCCCGTCGTCGGCAACTAAAATTTTACATTTGTAAATATTTTTTAATAAAAAATTAAGATACTTAGCAGGGTATCGATTGTCTCTAATTTCAGGATGTAAATCGAGAAATTCTTTAAGAAATCTTAAAAAAAACAGATTTGGAATTTTGTTTTCGTTACATATATATATTTGTAAACTATCCATATTTAAATTTCTCTCTTTCGATGCATAAATACTTAGTAATAAACCATAGGAACTTTTAAAAATGGGAAGAAGAACCTCCTCAGGCAGAATTGGCGCACCCACATTCGGTGGGTTGCTAGCATCTAACAACACAACTATTACCACCGATGACGATGCGGACATCATACTCGACCCAACCGGAACTGGTAGAGTGTTAATAGAAGGCAATGCACAACTGAATGAAGAAAGTGCTTTGCGTTTTGCAGATTCGGATAATACAGGATATGTAGGATTTAAAGCCGCCGCGACTGTTCCTAGTAATGTTACATGGACTTTGCCAACAGCTGATGGAAACAATTTAGAAGCAATAGTAACCGACGGAAGCGGAAATCTTTCTTTTGCGGCTGTAGGAGCAATTATATCAAATAATACAACAGACTCAAATACTCATTATCCTCTTTTAAGCACAGCTACAACAGGAGTTGCCAATGCTGTCAGAACAACTAGCGGAAAACTAGAATTTGTTCCAAGCACAGGAACATTAGAAGTTGACAATCTTACTGTAGAAGGCACAATGCAAGCGGATACAATAGTCGAAACGTCATCGTTGGTCTACAAAGAAAATATAGAGCCTATAACCGATGCGCTTGATAAAATCACACAGCTTGCTGGAGTGAAATATAACAGAAAGCAAACGGGATTGCAAGAATCAGGGTTGATAGCAGAACAAGTATCCGAAATTTTGCCTGAACTTGTATCCTTAGACAAGGATAAGAATCCTAACAGTGTGGCCTACAGCAGATTGACAGCATATCTAATTGAAGCGGTAAAAGAACTGAAGCAACAAATAGACGATCTTAAGAGGTAAGATGATGGCTACGCTCAAGCGAACTTCATTTAATACCAACGAAAGCATTGTGTTGCCCAAGGGCACAACTGCGCAGAGGCCCAATCCTGCATCGCAAGGTATGATACGCTACAACACAGACACAAATGCCACCGAATTTTATGACGGCACAAACTGGATAAACATCACATTGCCAGTAGGCACCGATCAAGCGAACCCAGCTACTTCAGCATCGCAAATTTACGATGACAACAATGATGCGGGCGACGGTCCTTATTGGTATCAGCACGAAGGTGTAACATATCAGGCATATACAAAATTTAATTGGCACCAAAATGAACATTGGGTTGCAATACTCAAAGTTCATAATAGGGGAGACATGCCTAGTGGCAGTGCTTATTGGACAAACAATGAGCCATGGAATTGGAATGATTTTAATCTACTGTCGAACATGTGGAGCAAGTATTATTCATATCTCTATTATCCTTTCAATCATGTTTTATTAGACATGAACGGAATTATTCCTGCGATAATGAATTTTACCACCGCAAGAACAATGGTAGACGCAATGAATCTAAACAGTGTTGGTAATGGAAATGCATATGGAAGCGACAGTCAAACACCTAGCCTAGGAACCAGCGTAAGGTATTTTGACTCTAGTTTTTATTTTTCTGGCACAGATGGACAATTCGGAGATCAAAGCGGGTCCGAAGACTATGTTATGAGATATGGTATAAATACCTGGGCTAATAATGGGTCGCAACAAAATCCTGACAATGCAGGTCATTCTCATGTAGCCAGAGCCGGCGCACGAATAGGGTGTCCGCTTGATAATGGCAGCGGATATACACAAGGAAATACCACATTCAGTGGCTCAGATTCAGGGTTTGGTTTCGGCGGCGGCGCTGGCAATCCAGGGAGAACATGGAGCTGCGGTGTAGGCGAATGGTCTAATTCGGGTGTTGTTGAAGCATACCCTGGCATTGTTTGGGTAAGATAATCGGAGTTATAAACAGATGAAAATAGTAATAGTCGGCGGCGGAACCGCAGGATGGATGGCAGCACTTACATTTGCAAGGGCCCAACCAGGAAAACATAAAGTGGTGCTGGTTGAATCAGACAGTATTCCAATTGTAGGCGCAGGCGAAGGCAGCACAAGATTGTTGCATGATTTTTTGTATAATGTTTGGTTCGATACTGGAATCGACCAAAAACAGTTTTTTGAGCATGCCAATGCAACACACAAATCAGGCATCAAGCACGTAAACTGGACCGGCGACGGTTCCTCATACTTTGCACCGTTAGATGGCTCTAGCACAAACGGTCTAGTCCCTGATGTAGAATTCTGTTTACAACTTATGCATGATCCAGATCATCTTCATCGTGCTTCACAACTGGGAAGAAACTGGGAAAAAGGAATTTGGGGATCTGGAAGTTATCACTTTGATGCATTCAAGGTAGGTGATTACTTCTCAAAAATTGCGATAGAAAGCGGTGTAGAGAAAATTGTTAACACCGTATGGGGTGTAAATGTTGATCAAGAAACAAATACTATCAAGCGATTGGTATGCGAAAACGGCGAAGAAATAGAAGGAGATTTTTTTGTTGACTGCACAGGGTTTAAAAGAACACTGTGCGGTGCAATGGACATGAAATGGAAATCTTATAAGGAAAATCTGCCTGTTGACTCTGCAATCGCATTTAGGATGCCTATAGAACCAAACTATGAACGTTTAACAACCGCCACAGCAATGAATAATGGTTGGTGTTGGAAAATTCCAACGGCTGAAAGATATGGTTGTGGATATGTTTACTCTAGTGATTTTTGCACGAAGGAACAAGCACACGAAGAAATTAGACAGTTGTATGGCGATGTTAAGATACAGCGGGAATTCCAGTTCAACAGCGGTCGCAGTGAAGAATTATGGAAAGGAAACTGTCTAGCATTAGGTTTGGCAGCGGCATTTTCAGAACCGTTAGAGGCAACAAGCATCCACTGCACAATCATGCAAACCGTTGTGTTTGCATTAGAATATCTAAAAGATGACTCAAAAGATACTATTTTACCACAACGCATTGAAAAATATAATTCTCATATGGCAAAACTCTACGACGATATGAGAGATTTTTTGGTGGTTCATTATATGGGCGGAAGAACTGATACAGAGTTTTGGCGACATATCACAGCAGGAAACACACTAACGCCAGGTGCTGAATATGTTTTAGATGTAGCAAAAAACCAGGTTCCTAGTGCATTAACGATAGATCACTATTTTGGTTGTGCAGGAAGTGCGCTGTATAATTGGGTATTGGCTGGAATAGGCAAAATAGATTCAGACACCGCTAGAAAGACTCTGGAAAGATACGGACTGCAGGATTTAGATCATGGCAACTTTACAAAAAACCACATTTGACGACACCGGCGCGATAACAATTCCTGTTGGCACAACCGCACAGCGTCCTGTTTCGCCATCCAACGGAGAAATTAGATATAATACAGATGAAGGCCAATTAGAAATTTATGACGGTGCACGCTGGCTTAGGGTAGCCAGCTTGGACGGATCTTCGCCTGATAGAGCTATCCCTTCTGGCACAAGCGTTACTACCATAGTAAACGCAATAGGACAAAAGAGTGGAAACATCTATGTTACAGACAAAAGTGGTAATGTAATACGAACAAAATTGTTTGTAAATCCAGAAAACGAAACTGCTTATATTTTAATTGCAGGAATATCTTCAACTTTAGATCACGGACAACGAGCAGGCCCACCCGGAACATGGTATACCAACTGGATAAACACGACTACATTTGGCACTCCAGAAACCGCCAACAGGGAGGAGACATACAAGGGCCGCTTGTGGTTTGATTATGACTATGATGATATCTGCATCATGCAGGGTTTTCAGGATGAAGACATATCTGGCGACTATTTTGGTGCGTCTACTGAAATAGCATATACCAACAGTGGTTGGTTAAATCAAAACGGAAGAGGTAGAAGTCTTTCTAGCTTTTTATCCGGCAACGGCGGTCCGGATTTAAGCACAACCGGCGGTTCGGGAAGGACGTTGATTGGAGGTTTAAACTTTATCAAAGGCAGTGCCCAAGAATCCAAAGACAGATATAGATCAGGACCGGTCGGCGAATTGGTAACTTCGAATCAGCTGGATTTTGGCAGGGCAAACTGTGAAAACCAGCGCATGGCTGTGATAAATGCGTTGGGGTGTAGATCGGACGGTTGTAATATTGAGCATCATGCATGGACCGGAAATCAAGATATGGCTGTTAACTATTCAAATAGAAACTTTTCAGAACCAAATTGGTCAAGCACGTGGGGTATTAATTCCCCAACTTCAAACAACTGGATGTATTGGCTTTGGTGGGCAAAGAGTTAATGCATTGGAAAGACACAGCGTTTGTCGACGAAAAAATTATAAACAGCCGACACAATATTTGTAAAACCTGTGACAGATATATACCGATAACAATGCAGTGCAAAGAATGCTTTTGCCTCATTCCTGCAAAGGCAAGATTTTCAGGATCAACCTGTCCTTTAAATAAATGGGTAAATATTCCTGCATAAGGGAATATTATGGAACGATTAGATTTAACCTACGATTATGTTTGGCGTTACGCCGACCAAGATAAGCACTTTATAAATCTCAGAGACACTGCAATGGAAGTGTATGGTTCAAACCCTCAAGGACAAACAATCTCAAATAGGGGAGGCTATCACAGCATTAATCTAAAAGAGGATGCAAGATTAGAATTTTTAATCCGAATGATTGAAGAGAAAGCTAAAATTGTCGGTGATGAAATTGAACTGGTCAATCAACTTGAACTGAAAATAATGAACATTTGGTTTAATATAAATTTTACAAACACATTTAATGTTTTTCACAAACATGTTGACGCACCTGCATATGATAGATTAATAAATCCTTGCCTGTTAACAGGTGCATACTATGTAAATGTTCCTGACAACAGCGGAAACATACTTTTCCATCAGAGCAGAGAAGAGCCAAACAAAGATAAAACTGAACCAAGCATACTGCATATTCCTGAAATTTTTCTAAAAAACATTCAAAATCCCATATTAAACCCTGTGAGGTCAATTTCTCCTAAAGATGGAGATTTATTAATTTGGATGGCCGATATCATGCATGCTGTAGAACCAAATAGTAGTGAAGACCTTAGAATTTCAATAAGTTTTAATCTAGGTGCATTTTTAAAATAAAGTCGTATAAATAATTGTATGGCAGATTTAAAAAACACAGTATTTGATACAAACGACAGTTTGATATTACCAAGCGGAACTTCAGCACAGCGTAGTAATACCGAAGGGGATATTCGCTACAACACTGATACAGAAAGATTAGAATTTAGAAACAATAACAGCGGCCAATTTCGTATTGGTCGACGAACCGGCGAGGGAATTCCCGGACTTACACAGAGTAACCCTGCATTAAGTGCCAAAGATTTAAGAGACAACTACGGCGTAAGAGAAAACGGTTTTTACTGGATCAAACCAAGCGCCTCTGATTCTGCGTTTCACACATACTGTGATTTTACGACCCAAGGCGGCGGTTGGACCTGTATCAGATCCTATGATTATGCCCAGGGTAATAATACTAACATTTCCAGAGCATGGAATAACGACGGAACTGCATATAATACCACAGCGTTCAACTTTGCTTTATGGAGCCCAGGAAGCCTTTCATGGAAAAGAAATGTAGCCAATAGAGAATATCTATTATACATAAGCGGCGGCGGTCCTTTTGACGAACACTCCGCAAACAACTTTGCTGTTGTTTTACCGCAAAATGATACCGAAGACTTTTTGTATGGCTCGGGATCACAGCGAACCACCATACCGGGCTATGGCAGGGTGCGCGGTTTTTATGCAAGAAACAACGGTCCTGAACCATGGCGAGGTGGAACCTATGACATGCGCTGGTGGTATAATACCAACTCGATCTACGATCCTCATTGGGACAGCAGCGTTTCCGGAGTGCCAGGCGCAATAAGTTCAGAGAATAATTTTGGATACTTCGGAACGCGAGGTTCAAATAATACAACCCACTTTGCTCCTGGACAATATTTGGTTTGTATGGCTAGATAGTTGCTTACCGGTAGAACAATTATGTATTCTTTAATCTAATAAATTTCCGATAAATAATTGTAAAGCCGGGATACCCATGACACAACCGATCATAACAAACCAATTCAGACTGATACCCAGAGACGGCGAATTTCTTGATAGAAAATTTGGAAGCCGCGGCGAAGTCTATTATGACAGAGATACAAACACTCTGCGTTTGTATGATGGTGATACACAGAGCGGGGTAAGTCTAGCCAAGAACGATCTATCAAATGTATCAAACAGTGATTTTTCAACTAAATTGGATGCAGTCGGTGGCGGCAATCAAATACCATATGAAACCAACGAAGATTTAACCTGGGCCGCAGGCGAATATGATTTTGGCAACAACATAATTAAATATGCCAATGCTATACAGCTAGAGGAAGATCTCAGCAACTACAGCCCAGCAACTTATCATGGCATGACCATGCACGTTCATGAAACAGGTGCACTATACTATGCGCATGCCGGCGAATGGCGTAAATTAATAACTGACACTTCATACAACGATGCTGTAGGTGCAGGATATACTGATCCACTTAGCGCGGTAGCGTATAGCGGTTCGTATGATGATCTGCTCAATTTGCCAGATCTATCCGGAATTTCAAATACAACTGTTGTAGCAGGCGCAGGCATAAGTGTAGTTGACGATTCAAGCGGCACATTCACTGTAGCGAACACTGAAAATTCTTTTGCAAACATAGCTGTAAGTGGAGAGGATACAATTACGGCCGCGCAATTGTCAGACACACTAACATTAATCGGCGATAATATAACAATTACCACAGACGGTGAGTCTAATACCGTAACACTGTCAGCGCAACCTACAACACAGGCATTCAACACCATCGCAGTGTCAGGTCAGAGCAATGTGGTTGCAGATCAAGCAGAAGATACCCTTCAGTTAGTTGCCGGACCAAACATTTCCATAACCACTAGTCCAGGCAGTGATTCGATAACAATTTCAGCAACTACTGAAGGCGGGGAAGCAAGCGGTGTAAGCACCGGACAGGCAGATAGGTTAGCAAGATATGCCAGCACAGGACAGGTTGTTCAAGATACAGGTGAGAATCTTACATTCGACGGCACGACTCTTATCCTTAATGGCAGTCCTGTGGTTACAAGATCAACTGAAACGAAAACTGAAATATTTGTGGGTGCCGATGATTCTACCTTACGAACTGTAACGGATCAAGAATCTATACTGTTCTTAGGCGGAACAGGCATCGATACCACAAGTGATGCGGAAGGTAATATTACGATCACAAACAGCCAGAATTGTTTTTCAACTATCGCAATCACCGGACAAGACAATGTTGTTGCCGATGCTGTTGGAGATACTTTTACCCTAGTAGCAGGCACAAATGTAACACTTACCACAGACGCAGACAATGACAGAATTACCATAAGTGCGGCTTCTACAGCAAGCAATTCGTTTGAAACAATCAGCGTTAGTGGAGAGAGTGATGTTGTAGCAGCAAGCTCTGCCGATACCCTAACACTGGTTGCTGGCACAGGAATAGATATAACAACTGACGCCGGTAGCGACAGCATTACAATTACTAATTCAGGGTCTTCACCTAATCTCTTTGCAACTGTAGATGCGGACAGTGGGTCTACTACTGCTAACTCTACAACGGACACACTTACAATAGCAGGCGGAACTGGCATATCGACCAGTATACTGGGAGATACTGTCACAATCTCAAGCAGTGCGGCTTCTGACTTTACGGATCTCGGAGATGTAACCACCGCAAGTCTGCGTGTTGACAAAATATATCTGCAGGCTATAACACGATTAGTGGTTAATAATGTTGGTGCAAGTGCATACACATTCGATCAATATGGAGCAACTAATAACCCTACTATATTTGCTATAAGCGGCACCACAATTGCTTTTGACCTAGATGCCATAGGAGGTCATCCTTTCTTGATACAAGACGGAGCTGCTAGTAACTATAGCACAGGACTTGTGCATGTTTCAACTACAGGGACTGTAAGCACTGGGTCGAGCGCACAGGGTCAACAGTCAGGAACGCTATATTGGAAAGTGCCCAGCTCAATATCAGGCAACTACAGATATCAGTGCTCAATACACGGTAGCATGGTAGGCGCCATTACAATCAAGGCATTCAGTTCAATTTAAGCTGTTTTCGTAATCTTCTAAATACTTTGTAATCTTCTTTCTAATAGAAGCTAACTTTGTTCTACTGTCAGAAACGGTATCTGCTATACCAGTTTTTGACATAACGTTTTTGTGTTCCATGTCTATGATACGCACCTGTGCTAGCAATTGTTTTAATAATGTATCCAGTTCGCCTCTTACACGCATGTTTTCTACTTTTTCTGCACGACGAGAAAAATCTGTATATTCTTTTTGAAATCTTTCACTTTTTTCAAGACTGAACATTGTTAAGCTCCATTATAGTTTCTATTTTAACACGTATAGTGTGATTCGTCAATGTATTTTTTAGCCCTGTATGCAAACCCTTCGGAAGATTGGCCATATTTGCCCAACACAGAGTTCTGTGTCCGTTGGGCAAAAATTCTTTGTCACACAAGCATATGTAAGTTCCGTATGCAAATCCATTGTCTTTGCTGAGATAAAGTTCTATAGGAACAATTTTTCCATCGCCGTATTCTTGCAAAATTTCGGCTACATCTTCTAACAATGTTCCTGTTCTTTCGAATGTAGGGACGGTCCATCTGCCGTCCCGGTAAAACAGTAAAATTCTGCCCGAATCTTTGGCTAGGTATAAGAGTCCTGCACGTTGTTGCATGTAGTTAATTATGCAGGATTTAGATCAAATCTCCAGTATCCTGGAGCATATTCACCTTCGAACGATTTCAGCCAAGTTTCTCCGGTCCATACATATTGGACACCGGTGCGTAAATTCTGAACATAAGTTGAACTAGATGCTGTGTCTGGATCAAATATTTCAATCCACCGTTCTCCGTTCCATTCTATTATGCTATTTGCTGCAATAACCGAATCATCGCCATTTAAATCTTTCCATCCGTCCGGACCATCGTATTGTGCTCTGGTGCTGGTGTCGTCAGATATGTCTATGGTTTGACCTACGTTGACACTGTTGTTTACATCGTCCAGCATGAGATATCTTGTTCCGGAAGGAATGTTTGCAATTCCGTTCCATTGTGCGTCCGGATTGAACTTGTAAGGATCTATAATTGCATCAATTGTGCCTCGGTCAGTAACACCTGACAACACAGTGTTTGTGGGAATAGTGTCTTGATCAAAAGTTACTGTCAAAACGCTAGGATCAACAGGATTGACTGCAAATGTTCCTGCCAGCTCGTATCCTGTAGGCTGTTTAAAATACATAGTGCTTCCGGCTTTGTATCCGCCGGTGGTGCTAAGAATTAAATTCCAATCAATATCATCACCTATTTTGTATTCAATACCCAGCGTGGTTAGAGTTGCAACAACTTCGTCTCTGTCCACCAGTGTTACATTATAGTCATACGGTTGTCCGTTGTTGGCTTTCAGTAGCAATACACTGTAGTCTATGGCAGGAATAATTTCTTGGGTTGCCGCTTCTCCTGTGTTATACACTAGGGTTTCTATGTCAGCAACATCGCCTTGTTCTGTGAAAATATTTGCAATAATATTTTGAACAATGCCCAACTTCTTGACCTTAGCAGGCGGTGTTACATAAATTGGCATTGTGAAATCTATAGAACAAACATCGATCTCACTGTCAATACCTTGTGGTATGCTTCTTGAACTGAAACTTAAATTGCTAAGATATATCGCGCTCAGACTGGTCCAATCTATGTAGTTGTCAGTGCTTTGAATTTCAAGGCTGGGATTAAACAGAACCAAAATCTGCTCCAGCAGTTGCAGTTTTTGATCAGTATTTGACGTCCATACTTCTGCTTTCATGCTTAGTGTAAACGGAGTGGGCATCAATCTTTCAACGGTGTAGTTTCCGCCTTGAGCTCCGGTGTATACAGGGTCGCCTGCTTCGTTAAAATCGTAAGCTCTTTCTCTGATGTTTACTTTAGAAATAAACGTAGGATCCGTTAGTCGTGTATTATCTAACTCTAAACCCGTAATGTAACAGCTAATAACCGGAACAGTAGGCAGTTTGTTTTCAGAGTTTTCTCTGATAATATTGCCAACCTGCCTCGTCATGTCGCCATATTTAACCGGCACTGTTTTTTGTGTGCCATCGCCGGCCTGGGTTTTGAAGCCTATAAAAATACGCATGAACTGTGTAACATAACGTCTTATTTGGCCATCATAAAAAAAGTCCATTATTCGTCCGCCTCTGGTCTTAGTGCTTTACTAAGACTTTGTTTTTCTTTAATAGTTTTTCCACTAATTTGACTTTCAGCGGGATTGTTTATGAAACTGGATTTTTGCGTCTGTCTTGAATCCTTGCCTTCGAACGTTGCACCTTGTGCTACATCGCTTGCACCCAGATTGCTCATTGTCATTCTTACATCATCCTCAACTTTGATCCAACGCACACCATCGAATCTAAACAGTCTGTTCGGCAAATAGTCTGTTCTGAGAGCATACTGGCCTTGCACGGGGTTTATAGGAAAACTTATGCCCTGTGTAAACGGTGCACCGTTTGGTGGAACCCCGTCACCCGTGATATAACCTTTGTATGCTGATCCTTCTGCGCTTTGGAATTCTGTATCTGCGGTGTATGCCATGTATACAGGATTACCTTGATCGTCCAGCAGTTGATCGCCATTTTCGTCCGTGCTGGGTATCAACAGTTCGTCTGAATCTGCACTTACTAGTTCTGGATTACCTTCGGAATCTTTTTGTAGGGTATAGAATTTTGAAGTGTCATATCCGCTTCTTGGAGCATCCGATTCTGCTTGATCCAGAACCGCCTGCGTGATCTGCATTTCTTTTTCATATGTGCTCATGAGATCACGCAAGGTGTCAGCAGGTCTATAATAAGACGGGCCTTGCGTGCTGGTAGGATCTATGCCTGTAACTTCTTGTGTTACAATGTATTTTGTGCCGTCTGATCCTAACACAACATCGTTCACTTGATATGTTATATTAGGATTATATGCACCTTGATAGTCTTCATCGTTGGCAATCTGATCCAGGATATCTTTGAATTCTTGGCTGTCAACCAATGGCACACACTTGGCACGATATAGATGTGGATACCACAGTGCTGAAAATCCTTCTGCGGCTCTGTTCACATCTTCTACAACATAAAATCTCTTAAGCGCAAAGTTAAGTTCATTGCCTGCATATTCGTCTTTGAGATGCGGAAGTTCTATAACATCTCCTGGAATTATCTTTCTGCTTAATTTTTCAACAGTGTCATTTATGTGAAATGTTACGAATAGTGTATCGTTCTGTAAGAACAGTCCGAATTGGCTTAGATTAAAGTCGATGTCATTTACGTTGTAAATTCCTCTAAGAACATAAACGTCGTCGTCATACTTTCTGTCTCTGTTTTCTAAGAACAACAGATCCTGTATGTTGAATACAGAATCCGATTGATAAGCAGGAGTAGCAGGCGTTTCGTCCCCTGCTGTGTCTGGCCCTAAATAACGATGTATTAGAACATCAGTGCCGCCGACTTGAAATTGCTCCCAAACCACACGATCATAAAATTTGTAATCATTGCCCTTTTGGGACCTGTAAAGACTTAATCTTGGCATATCAGTATTTAGCGGAATTGCTCGTAACGATAAATAAGCATATGAGTCAAGTTGATGAGAAAAAACAGGAAGTATTCAGTTACTGTCGTAACATGCTAGGTGACGGCATGATTGATGTTGAATTAGATCCTGTTCATTATGAAACAGCATTAGAAAGAAGCTTAGGTGTATTTCGTCAAAGAGCGGATAATGCTGTTGAAGAAAGTTATATGTTTTTGTATCTTGTAGAAGATCAAAATGAATACATACTGCCCAAGGAAGTTCAACAGGTAAGACAGATATTCCGCAGAAGTGTTGGATCACGAAGCGGTGGCGGAACTGGCGGAACTGTATTTGAACCTTTCAACCTAGCATACACCAATACCTATCTGTTAAGCTCTACCAACATGGGCGGATTGTTGACATACGAACTGTTTGCTGGTTATCAAGAACTTGTGGGCAAAATGTTCGGCAGCTTTATCAACTTTACGTGGCATCCACATAACCGCAAACTAATTATTCAACAGCGTCCCAGAGGCGAAGAACTGGTAATGTTGTGGGCATACAACGAAAAACCAGATGATGTTATAATGTCGGATGTATATTCAATGCAGTGGATAAAAGATTACACACTAGCAAATTGCAAAATGATGCTAGGACAAGCAAGAGAAAAATTTGCCACCATTGCAGGACCACAAGGCGGAACGGCTCTTAATGGTGCTAGCCTAAAAGCAGAAGCTGTTGCTGAAATTGACAGATTGACACTTGAACTTACCACACAGGTATCAGGCGGCCAAGGCTACAGTTGGATAGTAGGATAATGAGAGCAGAAGAATTCATAACAGAAGTTAGAAGAGCATTTAAGAGATCTAAAAGCGGAGCGCAAAAGCTTCAGTTTAGATGCCCTGCTGGCCCACGCAAAGGTAGAATTGTAAAGAAACCATCAGATTGCTATGCGGCACCTAATCCTGCTAAAGCCGCTAAGATGAAAGCAACACGTCAAAAGACCAAAGTCAGACAGGCTCGAAAAGCCCGCAGAACAAAAATGGTCAATCCATATGCAAAACTAATGAAGCAATTAAACAAAAAACTTCGTTGACTTTTTGCACAATCTTGTTATAATTAATCTATGATTATAGGAATTTGCGGTTTTATAGGCTGTGGTAAAGACACCGTGGCTGATTATCTTATTAATGAACACGGATATACCCGTGAAAGTTTCGCTGGCAATCTCAAGGATGCCGTCAGTGTCATATTCGGTTGGGATCGTGAAATGCTTGAAGGCCGAAGCACAGAATCCAGAGAGTGGAGAGAGCAAGTAGATACTTGGTGGGCAGACAAGCTAAACATGCCAACACTTACACCTAGATGGGTGCTACAATATTGGGGCACAGAAGTTGCCAGAAAAGGATTCCATGATGAAATTTGGATCCGCAGCCTAGAAAGAAAGTTACAGAATAAATCCAACGTTGTTATAACAGATTGTCGTTTTCCAAACGAAGTATCAAGCATTAAAAATCAAGGTGGACACATTGTCTGGGTCCAACGTGGAGATCTTCCTGCTTGGTATGACATAGGACTTGATGCTTGTAAAGGATCTAGGGAAGCTCAAACCGAAATGGAAATTTTAAATGTGCATAGCTCGGAATGGAGTTGGTTAGATTCTCAGTTTGACATGATTGTCCAAAACAATAGCTCACTGTCCAACTTGTATACAAAAATTGAAAGCTTCTTAGAAATCGGCGATTAGATCACCCTGTTTCCAGGTTGAGTTTTGAAAACTTAATTCAATTCTACAATTAGCACAAACTGTTTTAAGATTACTTCTTCGGCAATTTTCTAGGTTGCCGTCTACATGAAAAACCCTATACACAGCCTCGTGTTTAGATTTAAATCCGCATTTGTCACACTTATTTGAGATTCGATAGCCGGATCGAAACCATCTAGGCACTCCGTAATTCCTGCCATGCTTCATGCACGCTTCACACAGACTGCGGTAGTATATCTTACCAGCTTTTTTATAATTAACAGCGCAGGGTCTAGCCCCACAATTGCAAAGTGGTCTCATATGCGTATTTAACCAACCGCACCTTTTTGCCCCTTTTAAACCTTTGTAACGCGGGCATTTTTTGTTTTTATCACTAAATACAAGACAACATACTATTACCAGGAGATATGGGAATGGCACTAACATCACCAGGCGTAGAAGTTACCGTAATTGACGAAAGTTTCTACACGCCAGCAGCACCGGGCACTGTTCCACTAATTGTGGTTGCAACAGGCCAAGACAAAGCAAATGGTGCAGGCACAGGAACTGCACAAGGAACACTTGCTGCAAACGTTGGAACCGTATACAGAGTTTCCAGCCAGAAAGAACTGAACGATATTTTTGGCGTTCCGTTTTTCGAAAAGACAGCAAGCTCAACACCAATTCATGGTTCAGAAAGAAATGAATATGGTTTATTGGCGGCATACAGTTTGCTAGGAGTATCAAACTCAGCATTCATACAAAGAGCCGATGTAAATCTAAACGAATTAGAAGGTCAAGCAGAAGCTCCGGGAGCGGCTCCAGATGACGGACAATGGTGGGTAGACACCAGAGCCACAGCTTGGGGAATCCAAGAATGGAATGGCGCGGCTATTTCTACCACAGGCGGACAAAGATTCACAAACAAAGCACCAATTGTGCTTACAGACGATGACTCAACCAAGATTGAAGCTTCACCGTTCCAGGGACAAGGACGCAGACCTAAAGGCGCAGTAGGGTCGATCGGAGACTACGCAGTTGTGTTTGAAACTGTAGACGGCGGCGACGGATTTGCGGCAAGCAGAGAAACTGCACGTTTTTATTACAAGTCAGCAGGCAACATGCAGGTTGGTGTTGCTGCAGGTGACTGGGTATTGGTAGGATCAAACGAGTGGAGAGCAAGTTGGCCTACGGTAATTGGCTCGGTAATTGTAACAGGAACACTGACCTCTGGTGATATTGTGCTAAACGGCACTACCGTTACTGTAACTGGCGGAGACACTCTTGATGATTTGGTAGATAACATCAATGGTTTAGATATTTCAGGTGTATCTGCTAAGAACATATCTGGTAGTTTGTATCTATACAGCTCGGGCGACACAGATCCAACCGAAAACGCTATTGTGGTTGCTGGAGATACTGCTAATCTTGATGAGGTTGGTATCACAGCTGGCACCAAATACGGTGTTGCGCTTCAGCAAACTCCCCACACAAGTGTTCCAGAATGGAAAACAAACGATGATAATCCAAGACCATCAGGTAGTGTTTGGGTTAAAACAACAGAA